AATAAACAGTTCAAGAAAAGTTTCGAGGTATTTCTAAATGACCGTCAACAGAGAGCCAACAGCTGATGAGTTAAACGGTGTTAAACAAGATACTGTTCAATGGCCGGCAAAAGCACATCGTGTAACCCTTATTGATAGCGACGGTAATGAAATTGATTCTATTGAATTAGCAGCTTTTACAGATAATCTTGACGGTGTACAAGCCGGTGTTGTGGCAAGTGCTTTATTTGGAAGGATATCTGATACTTTACTCAAACCAGTAAAACTTGATGCTTCTACTCAAGACTTACAAATTGTAGAACATGAACATGCTGAAATACATAGCGGTGACCATTATTATGTTTGTGGGTTTGAAAGTTTAGGCAATGGCGCTATTCTCAACATAGTTGGAACTATGGCGAGTACAACAAAGTGGTCATATTTTACTTTTATTGTCTCTGGTATATTAGGAGTAACATTTGAAATTTTTGAAGATGCTACATTAAATGCAACACCTGGAGGGACTCCAATAACACCACTTAACAATAATAGAAATTCAGGAAACACAAGTGGTAATACTATTTTACAAGATCCTACTATAACTACGGATGGTAATTTAATTTATTCACAGAGTATAGGTGCTGGAAGAGATGGTGGAGTAATTGATAGAAAAAGAGAACTTGTTTTTAAACAGGGATCAACATATATTATACGTATAACTAACCAATCTGCAAATGTGAATGCAGTTAATTTTTGCGGTGAGTGGTACGAACACACGGATAAAAATTAAAATGCTAAAAACAAACTTCAGTGAATTTCAGAAAAAGATTGAACAGGATAGACTTGCCGGTCATGTAGCTACTGTACATTGTATGACAGGAACTTCTGGGTTTACTTTTGTTATGAGAAGTAGAGAGAATATAAAATACTATACTGTCATGACTTATGAAGAAATAACAGTATATGCTAGAGAACAGGATATCGATGCAATGGACGCTATCGATATGTTCGCAACTAATTATTGTACTAATACATTACCAATTACAGTTGTTGAGTATCATGAAATGATTGAAGTTCCTGAATTGGCAGTAGAATCTGAACCTACGGAGATAACCACAAAAACTATTGAAATAGATGCAGGTGATGACATTATTGATGAAGCAGAAGATTATTCTGATTTCCTGAGATTGTTTTTTGATAAATTCGAAAAGAAGGTATTATCCTCAGTTGATAAGATTAATCTAGAGAAATCACAAACTAAAAAGAATTTCGGGGAGTTTTTAACAAATCTATTCAATACAGTTAATTCAATAGCGTTTGCTAAAAATATCAAGAGATTCATCAAAGCAGACTTGATTGCTGGATTGACATCTGCTGAAGCAGAACTAAATACAGACATAGGATTCACGGATGCATATGAATCTAAGTTGAATGTATTAGCATCGCAACAAATTGACGGTTATATGATTAATGGTAAAAAGTGGCCTGGTATTAAAGGAGTTACTAAAGAAATTCAAGCTAAAGTTATTGAGACGGTACAAAGTGGAATTAATGAAAATCAAACAACTAAAGAGATAAAAGAAGCAATCTCTGAAGATTTCGATAATTTTACAGATTGGCGTAGTGATATGATTGCACGTACTGAAACAAATAGAATTGTGAATGAAGGTAAGATTGTGGGATATAAAGAGTCTGGAATCGAGGGCGGGAAGATTGTTATGGTAGTACTTGATAACAGGACATCACCAATATGTCAACGGATGTTTAAGATGTACGGTAACAATCCTATAGATCTTGATGACGATTTTATAGATCCAGAAACAAACAAGGCTTACCGTTCACCCCCATTTCATCCCAACTGTAGAACAGTTTTAGCATTTCGTTCATCCTAATATCGAGTAGTATTTAAATATATGAAAAGGCATTATTATATAAAATGGAAAAAGCAACCCAAGAAGGATACACAACCGAACTCTTCATGCCTATCATGAAAGAGGCAAACGGTAAATATATAGCAGTACTTTCTGATAATTCTGTAGATCGAGATGACGAAAAGTTATCTAAAGGATGTGTTGAGAAATTAGGTCTAGATGACGGATATTTAGCAGCACTTTGTAATCACAGTAACGATGTATTTATGCTCGTAGCTGAGTGGACAAATAGAGGTATTAAAGAAGTTGATGGATTTACTGCATTAGTTGCAGAGCCTAAATTCTATAAATCTAATCCAAGAGCTAAAGAAATTAAAGGAATGCTCGACGAGGGTGCAAAGATTGGAATATCAATCGGTGCTATCGTTAAGACATATGATGAAATTGATGGAATGAAAGTTTTCACAGAACTTGAATTACTAGAAGCGAGTTTCGTTGCAATACCAAGTAACAGACATGGTAGAGCAATGGCAGTTGCTAAGTCATATAATAAATCAAAGGAGGCCATAAAGATGGACGAAAAATTTACACAAAAAGATATTGATTCTGCTATCGAGAAGAAAGTTTCTGAATTGGAGAAATCCCATAAAGAAGCTCTTTTAGAAAAAGAAACTGAAGTTACAAAGTTAACTAAAGATTTAGAAGACTCTGCAAAACTTGTAAAAGAGGCAGATGAAGCTAAAACAGAAGCTGAAGAAGCTAAAGATAAAGTTGAAACAGAAGCTGAAGAAGCTAAAGTTGAAGCAGAGAAAAAAGTAAAAGAAGTAGAAAGTAAAGCTCTTGAGAAGCAAAAGTTCGTAGACCAAGGTGGAGATAATAGTAAAACATCTCCGGAAGATACCGAAGAAGCATTTAAAGCTGGTAAACTTCCAATAATGAAAATACAATAAGGAGGCTATGATAATGAAAGCTACATTTAAAGGTTACGAAGATGGCTTCAGTGTTGAAAAGTGTCAATCACGATTTAATGCTGGAAAAATTGATAAGGATTCATTCGGTGGTTTCTCTAAAGAATATTACAACCCATTCAATAAGGTTGATAGTAGAATGGACATTGCGAAAGCAACCATGGAGAAAGCATCTATTGATTCACAAACAGGCGGAGCAGGTACAGCAGGAACAGCTTTAGTTCCAGTATATCCAGACCCAAATGTTGTTAATAGAACAATAAGACAAACCCCTCTAAGAAACATGACTCCAAGACGAGCTATGAGAGGATTAACATACGATTACATCCCACTAACTGCAAAAGGCGGTGCATTCTGGGCTGCAGAAAACGGTTCACTAGCTGTTGTGGATGACACATATGATAGAGTATCAGTCGCTGTAAAATTCCTTTATGCTAAAGGACTTATTTCAGGACCTGCTATTGCTGGTATGCGTGGATTTATCGACCCTACACAATTAGATCTTGGTGTTAAAACTGACTCTATTTATGAAGCGGAAGAAGACGCACTAATTAATGGTGATGCAAGTACAACTCCTCTAGAACCTAGTGGTATGATTAAGTTAATTACAACTAACACAACAAACCGTGCAGGTGGTAATCCAACTCTACCATTAATCAGGGCTGAAATTGCAACAACTTTTAATGCGAAAGGTTTCCCTACTCTAGCTATTACAGACGCAACAACTCACAACTACGTGAAAGGATTGCTTCTTGATATTCAGAGACAGGTTACAAATCCTTCACAAGGAATTCTTGGATTTGGTATTCCAGACGCATTCGAGTTTGACCAGTTAATGTTCATAAAGGATATCTTTATGCCAACAGGAGCATCGTCAAAAAGAATACTATTCTTAGACATGCGATATATCTTCCTAGCAGTGCTACAAGATTTAACGTACGAAGAAAAGTACACAGACCAAGACGGATTTGTATATCTTCTTAAAGAATATCTAACCGTTGTTAATACATTCGAAGCAGCATCATCCCAGATGTATGGGATTGCGTAGAGAGGTAATATAAAATGACAGCAGTAGTAGAAACATTCAGAAAAATTGGATTTTCCGGCGATCTTAAAACAATCGTTATCCAGACGGACGCAACAGCTGATACAGGTTGGACAATTGACCTGTTAACAGATGCAACTGACGGTAAGGGAACAGTTATAACTGGGATTTTAAACACTTTAGTTCAGGACGATGCAGGTGCAGATAAAACATCTACATGGGATCCAGATACCGGTATTATAACTCTTGGTTCAATAACAACTGGAATCCATAATATAACAGTAATTGGCTATTAAGTCAATTAATTTTTTTTCTTTTTTATTAATGACAACTGTATCAAGTCAATCAAGGATGGCTTGGTGAAACGTACCACAACGTGGTAGCGAAACGAGTCCTTGAGGAGAATCAAAAAATGGCAATTAAAAACGGATTAAGAACAAATCCAGGTGGTGACATAGCTGCACCACCATATACTAAAGAAAATTATACATGGGATTGTGATACTCTGGATTTATCTGAAGCAGACGCTCTCTTAGTTAATAGCATTATTGTACCAAGTGAAATGGTAATTAATTGGCCAATTAATGCATCTAGTGTTGACGAGAATATATTTGTAGCGGATGATGCTTGGCAAATTACATCTATTGAAGAAGCTCACACTGTAGCTTCAAGTTCAGCAAACGTAACTATTAAAAAATGTTCATCAACACTAGCACCAAATGCAGGTACTATAATGCATTCAAGCAATCTTGATTTAGCAGCAGGTGCGAATACTGTACAATCACTAACACTTTCATCTACACTTGCAGATACTCAATTAGCAGATGGCGAAAGATTAGCTCTTGACTATACAGGAACTATGACATCGTTAGCAGGTGGTGTTGTAACTATTCATTTGAAAAGAGTCTGATATCTTGGGATATAAGCAAAAATTCAGTGATGGGAGATTTTTAATCGGTAAATGGAGTAAAGATAAAAAATCTTTTAAAAACACTGAAAAAATCGGATGGAGTATTTATTCAGGAAAAAACAAAGGTCAACAGACCTTGAAGTGGTTTCGACTTCATAAATTTAAATATATTTTTTTAATTCCTTTATTAGGGATTCTTAAAAGATATTTAAAACCTGTAAAAATAATTGATGATCCACAAAATAGAAATTTCATAATGTTTAATGAAGTTTTTGAAAGAAGTATTACCGACTGGACATTATGTTATATTAATGGAAATAATGTTCATCAAGGAAGTATAAATTCAGAACAATTAAACAATGATATTAATGGACCGTCACAAAAGATTTTACGGGATATGAAATTGGTATTGTTTCAGTTTATTGAAAAAGATACTGCATACCGGGAATTTTTTAATATTTTAGTTTATAACATGGCATTATTCGGTAATGAAATGTATAATGGTGAAAAGGTACAACATTTGATGTATAATCGGGATGTTGATATGGATTTACAATATCGAAGTTGGTGGAAAAATCAACCATCATTGCTTCATAAAATTAGGAAAAAATGGTTGAAATAAAAGAATCATTTAATGTAAAATTAAATAAAAAAGGAGATTTAGTTTTAACTAATTCAGTAGAAACTACATTTTCAAAATTTGAAGCTCCAGTACAATTAAAAAAAATACAAAACCAAATTATGGAATCTGTTAATAAAGAGTCATTGATAAGTAAACAAATTGAAGGGAATGTTCTTGAAAAAGAATTTAATCGAACAGTAAAGAAAATTCATATGTTGAAAAACATTGGAGAACAAATTGAAAAAATAATTGATGTTAATGTACAAGGACATGATTTAGTCTGAAACGCTCGACGGAACAGACGATAAAAAAGCGAGGTAACAAAATGACAGTAGAACCTTTTAATACATATGACCAAATGGGCGTAGCTCAATCAAATTTAAACTTATTAGCTAATCCAGAATGGCCACAATATAAATCATTAGAGATAGATATGACTTTTGATGGTGGAACAACTAATGATCCAGGAGATTATAACGGCACGGGAAATCCTGCAACTCTTTTTACTGTTACAGGGATAGTTGAACTTTCAATAATAGCTGTATGTACTACATCTTTAGTTGGTACAAGTGCTACTTTAGAGATTGGAACTGCTTTAAGTACAGCAAACCTAATCGCTCTAACAATAGCAAACACTATTACTCTTAAAGACATATGGCACGATGCTAATTCTGATTCAAGTATTGAATTAACAAGTGTAATTACAAGAAAACTTGTCAGTCAAGATGTTATTCAAACTGTAAAAACAGCCAACATAACAGCAGGAGTAATAAAATATATGGTACGATGGGCACCTATATCTAGTAACGGAAATGTGGTGGCAGCATAATGCCAGATAAAACTTTTATTAAAGTAACGAATCAAGATATTTATAGAAAACTTGAGAACATTGAGAAAGTAATAGCTAAAACAAAATCACAAACAATAGTTAATAGAGTTATTGGATCAACAGCATTGACACTGGTATTAGCTATAATTGTTAGATCAGTTATAGGAGGATAAAATGAAAATTAAAAATACATCAAATATAATTAAAAATTTTAAACAAGAAGGAGAATGGATTTCTGTTAATCCTGGAGATACAGCAGAACTTCCAAAATGTGTTCTTACAAATGAAACAGATGTTCAATATGATATCGACAAACATGATGTTAAAGAAACACCAGAAAAAGTTATGGAAGAACCAAAAAGAATTATAATACCTCGATTTTCAAAATCAGCTTTAAAAAGATTTGATGAAGAATCACTTCTTGATTTGTTAAAGAAACATGGTGTTGCTAATACAATAATTAAAACACTTAAAACTGAAGCAAAGAGAGTAAAATATATTTTAGAACTACAAGATGAAGAATAAACTTTTATTAATAATCCTTGTATTGTTATTAATTCCGATAGCGGTAGCTTGGACACCATCAAGTGATATTGTTATGAGAAATCGTACAATAAATGATAGTTGGCAAATTAATGCTACTGCATTTTATCAAGACGGTAATAAAGTAATAGACTCAGGAACTGGAGTATCTACTGCAAATTATTCTAGTTATTCAAATTATTCAACATTAGCTAATTATTCTAGTTATGCTAATTACTCTGATTTTTCTGATTCAGCTACGACAGCAAACAGTTCTGAGTATTGGGATGATTTGGATGAACCTAGAAATATTACTCAAGTTGGAACACTAGTAAATCTTACAGTAACTAATAACGTGACTGCTAATAGATTTAAAGGATTTGTGGATTGGAGTTACTTAACAAACAAATTTATCACAGCTGTCGACGGTATTTATATCTATATGGTTGGAACTACAGCTACTTTAAATGAAACAAAATTAAATGAAACTATTGATATTATTGTTATTGCTTCAAATATATCTATGGAAACTTATGTAAATGCGACTTTCCAAAAAGAAATTACACCGAATACTTGTAGTGGTAGTGATTTTATTAATGAGATATTGGATAATGGCTCACTGTCTTGTGGGACTCCGGCAGGTAGTGGTACTATTACTGCTGTCTTAACTAACTCTAGTGACAACTGGTTAGGTGGAAATACTGTTTCCGGAGATGCTGATTTAACATTTAATAAAACATTACTTAATACAACAATTGATACCCGAGTAAATGCAAGTCATACTGGAAGTATTGCAATAAATATAACAAATAATGTGTGGGATCTTAATACAACATATACTAACACATTATATTACACACAATCAATTATTGATACCCTAGGAAACTGGACTGCAGATAAATCAGATTACTACACATCAGCAGTTGTTGATACCCTAGGAAATTGGAGTGCGGATAAATCAGATTACTACACATCAGCAGTTGTTGATACCCTAGGAAATTGGAGTGCGGATGAAGGAAATTATTATAATACAACCCAATCTGATGCATTAACATA